GATGTTCTAACAACAGTGCGAAGCACTAGATAGTATCTACTAACCAGTAGAGTAGAACTAACAAACCAAAGAAAGAAAGAGAGAGATATGTTCTACAAGAACTCTAATCTAGAAGTAACTAACAATCTTCTTCAGTTGCTTAGTGAAGCAGATTGGGAAAAGAACAAGTTAGATGGTTCTCTCCTTCAAGACTTGTTCCGTAGTTTGTTGTACAATCTCATCCTACCGGATGACAAGGACTTCCCCAAGCCTTCGCGGGAGCGTGTAGAGATTGCTCTTCGGATTATCTTCAACGAGGTTGAGGAAATCACCCACGATGGTTTGTGTGATGGTCTTCCCCAGTACGTCCACGACATCATTGATTCCTACAAGGCGGAGGGTTAAGCCATGTTGATTCGTCGTAGGCAGAGTTCTTTCTCGCAATTCAGCAAAGACCTCTGGTTGGTTGTGGAGGAGGGCAATACGCGCCTCGACGTAGAGATTGACCAGAAGAATCTCAGTCCCTTTGCACTGTCTCTGCTGGATACCGTTGACGATGTGCTTCGTAAGTTGCAGGACAACAACCGCAGCGATGATTACAGCAAGGCGTTTGGTTTGCTGAGTGACTTGTGCGAGGCCGTCACGAACCCACAGAAGGAAGCCGAGTAATGGACCGACCCATTAACCCCCCAACCCACTACCTTGATCCGTACATCGAAGAGGCAGAGCAGCGGTGGGATGGTGTGTTCACTACCTACGAGGCTCTCGGAGAAAGAGTCTTGCCTGATCTTGTGCGTTGGCTCCTAGCCGAGGACTTCTCTCGGCGCCTTCTTTACGACGCCATCACCGACCAGTGTGACAAGCTAATCCAAGACCTAGCAGAACGATTGTACGAGAAGGCTAAGGACAATTCCAAGGGGTACGATTGAGATGACCAACCTTCTTGACAACGCAGTCCTAGCCCGACGAGTCACCACGCTCTTGCGTGGGTTGGTGGAAACACTAGACGAGGTAGACAAACGAGGACTTTGCTTCGGTAACGAAGAGGTTGATTGGCAACTGTTCGTGATCCAGAGCGAAGCTCGGGATGTTCTCAACAAGATCAAAGAGGAGCTTCACCCGTGACGACTACCGAACGTAAACCCCACCCCCATGCGGAAGTGATTAAGAAGTGGGCTGAGGGGTATGAGATTGAACTCTCCACTGACGGCGGATGGATACCAGCTCCCAACCCGCTGTGGTATGAGCGAAATCAGTACCGAGTGAAGCCCGAACCCAAGAAGCCGACGACTTGGTATCAGGTGGTGTGCAAGGACCACTTTGGAATGTTCATCCCAGACGGGCTCTTTTCTTCTCGAACTGACGCAGAGTTTAGGGGATACACTGTAGTTGAGATTATCCCCACCTACACCGAGGAGAATGTGGAATGACCACGAGTGACCGAGAAGCACACCTCCTAGATCGTGTTCGGGAAACCGCGAAGCGGTGTATCGATCTAGGTGTGAGGGTGGATATGCCGGGGTGGGAGTCTCACTATAGCATCGAGTGTGATGCAGTCAACGATTATTTGACTACATGCAAGAATGCCCTGTTCCAGTTGGCTGAGGTAGCGGGTTGGGGGGAGATGTATACGAAGGAGGATGTGGAGGAGGCTGCTGAGACAGGTTATCGCCAAGGTCTTCAGGATGGCTACCACGGGTGTGTTCCTCTTTAGGATGATTGATGCCTCTATCAAATAAACGAATCCCTTGCCCTCTGTGCCGAGCCGAGGGAAAGGACAGCACAGGCAATCACCTTCGGTTGTTTGAGGATGGTACTGGGGGTTGGTGTTATCACGGGCATGGTAAGGTGATGTTGGATGGAGGTGACAGTGGTATGGAGTATAGCCGACCTAGTAACCGAGGACCGAATAGCGAAGCCCTTTCCCTGAGTGTGGTGAACACGTACCCCATCCGTCCGTACCCGGATCGGAAGATCAGTCAAGCGACGATGGATCGGTACGGAGTACGGTGTGAATCGGACACAAGCACGGGTGATCCTGCTGCCTTGTACTATCCGTACCACTCCGAGGATGGGAGCACCACCGGGTACAAGAAGCGACGGCTGGATGACAAGTCCTTCATGGTAGTGGGTAAGCCGAAGGGACTCTTCGGCCAGAAGGCTTGTAAACCCAACGCCAAGTTCGTCATCATCGTAGAAGGTGAGCAAGATGTCCTAGCAGCGTGGGAGCTTCTCCAGTCCCGAGGTAAGGACTGGAATGTGGTCAGCATCCCTAACGGAGCCAACGAGGAAGGTGTCCTCGATAAGCAGACTCTAAGCGCCTTGGAGTGGATTGCATCCCACCCCGGTGTGTGCCTAGCCCTTGATGCGGACAAGCCCGGCAAGGCCACGGCAAAGGCCCTAGCGGAGGCGCTAGTATCCCAGACGGAAGTTAAGATCGCGAACCTCTCGCCCCGTAAGGACACGGCCGACTATTGGGAAGCGGGTGATGTAACCGGGTGGTTTAAGTGTATCAATGGGGCAGTGACCTACCGGCCGGAGGCCGTGGTTGAAGGGTGTGACATTGATGTCGAAGTGTTGATGACTCCGAAGGAGCCGGGGATTGAACTCCCTTACCCGAAGCTCCAGCGTATGACGTGGGGGTTGAGGAAGGGAGAGATTACTCTGCTGACGGCTGGCTCCGGTATTGGTAAGAGTACGTTTGCGCGAGAGGTTGCGTTCCATCTTCTCAAGCAGAACTACACCATTGCCTTCATTGCGCTCGAAACCTCGATGGAGGATGTAGCTAGGTCCATCATCGCGATGGACAACGGCGTACCTCCAACCAAGTTGATGTTCAACCCGAAGTGTATCCCGAAGGAAGACTACGTCAGGTCGGTAGACAAGTGGTTCAAGTCGAACAAGGTTCACTTGTTCAAGTGGTGGGGGAGTATCGACGTAGACACCCTCCGTAAGAAGATGCTGTACTTCGCGAAGGCGTTGGGTGTAGATTTCATTGTTCTCGATCACTGCTCGATGACAGTGGCTGGCGCAGATACAGACGAACGCAAAGATCTTGATCGGCTGTTTGAGGCCATGACTCAAATCTGTGTGGAGACGGGAGTAGGAATCGTTCCTATTATTCATCTTCGCCGAGTACAAGGCAAGAAATTCAACAAAGGCGATGAGGTGGAGCTTACTGATCTACGAGGATCAGCCGGTGCCGAACAGATGTCTTGGAATGTGTGGGCACTGGAACGTAACCAGCAGACCGAAGATGGTGAGAAGGACTTGGTTAAGCTCCGTGTATTGAAGAATCGTACAATGGGATTCACAGGTATTGCAGATGTTCTCCGCTACGACCACGACACTGGTCGTTTGATGCTTCATACGATTCAGGAGTTCGACTAACATGAGCGAGTTTTCAGGCGGTTTCTTCCTCTTTTTCCTTGCTGCTGTATTAGTGGCCGGGGCTTTCTTTGTAGGTGCAGATGTTACCGAGAGTAGAATCTCCCGCAACTGTTCCCTCACCGGAACCTACGTCATCGACAACGACACGGTTTTGGCATGTCGTGTGATTAAGAGGAATACCGACGAGGCGAAGCCGAGTGAACCGAAGGAAGAGGAGCAGAGTCTGTGAGCGAGACTGACCGCGAACTGTTGGAGTACGCCGCGAAGGCGGCTGGTGTTGAATTGAAGTACGACACTTTTGGACAAGGGCCCAACGCGGCTCGTGAGTATTGTTACTGGAACCCCCTCACCGACGACGGCGATGCGTTTCGGTTGATGGTGAGGTTGCAGCTTTGTATCACAAACGTCTACTGCTACTACGATGAACACAGGCAGTCACCGACAACCGTAGTTAGCTCTGGCGGCGGGAAACTCGATGATATAACGGTGTCGTTTCCAACTTACAGAGCGTCGTTTCAGAAGCACGACCCTTGTACCGCCACCCGCCGCGCCATTACCCGCGCAGCCGCCGAGATTGGCCGGAGGATGGAGTCCTAATGAGCCGAATCAAAACCTACCGAACAAGTAACTACGATGCTGCGTGTATTGCTTGCCGAGAGAAGCTAAACCTCGGGGTTCAGTTCTCGGCTGAGTACGATTTCGTGGCTAAGGAGTGGTTGATTTCTTATCCGCTCGCGGAGCGAGATGATCTTCCTCCGACTAAACCAACTGAGGTGGTGTGACATGACGTACAACGAACAGATCGAAGACATCCTTGAGAACTTCGATTGGGAACGGTTCCTCAAGCTGTACCACTTCGACCAAGGTGACACCACGTTTAAACGTGTGTTTCCTGACCGGGTTGATAGTTGCCGACGGCTTGCCCGTGAGCTACTTGAGTCTGTTTCAAAGATGGTCCCTCTTGGTGACGAGGTTGCTTACACTGGTACAGCATGTCTCACTGCCTACAACTGGTACGGTCGTCTCCGGTTGTGTGGTGAGTTTTGTGATTGGGATACAACGGAGTAAGCTGATATGAAACCTGACTGGAAAGATGCCCCGGAGTGGGCGAACTACTTGGCGATGGATGGGGATGGTTTGTGGTGGTGGTATGAGAATGAACCTACTTTGGAGCGTTCTCAGCGGTGGAACGTGGATACCGGTATGGCACGCAGAGCAGAGGTCAAGCTCGTCGGCCACGAGGACTCCCTTGAACAACGCCCCACCAAAGAATGACCACCCTCATCCTTGACATCGAATCAGACGGACTAATCCCCCTCATCAAGAACATTTGGCTGGTCTGCACGAAAGTAGTTGAGACGGGAGATAAGCGATCGTTTAGATCGCGGGAGGATTTCCAGCAATACGTGTCCGATCTAAACCCAACCTTAGTTGTGGGTCACAACGTTACCTTCGATCTCGAAGCCCTCCGTCGTATATGGGGTATCGAGTACAAGTGGGACACGAAGGGGTGCTCGTTCAACGGCAAGCCGGCACGGTTTCTTGATACGCTTCAGTTGTCACAATTTATAAACGCAGACCGCCAACCCGGACATTCATTGGAAAGCTGGGGGGAGAAGCTAGGCTTGGAGAAGATTGACTTCAAGGATTGGTCGGGGTACTCGGAGGAGATGCGAGTTTACTGCGAACGGGACGTTGACCTGACTGAGTTGGTGTATAAGAGGTTGCTCAAAGAGCTAGAGGAGTACGAGTAATGTTTACGGTTTCGGTTAACGCACAAGTAGATGTTAGTTCAGATCAGTTGGCAGACGAAACCAACCGGGACGATTTGATCCAGTTCATCCGAGACATTTGCTTTGCAAAGTGCCGCGATGATTTCTACGAGGAGTTGATTCTCTTTTTGTGTGAAGATATGTCTGACCCAAACATCGTCCGTTCAGAGTTTATCGTAAAGGTTAAGCATGCACTGAAAGGGTACGAATAATGAAGTGGGGTGATGACTACAACACAGCCTTGGCTGAGGCAATGGAGCGACTTGCGGAGCAAGAGGAAGATGGGTGGAGTTCACCTTTGATCTCGAAGCTGAATAGTATCCGCATATTCCTTGCAAACATAGAGCAGTTTATGTACCAACAAGATATAATCTACCAAAAGAACGAGGAGTGACTTGAAGATAGACGAGCTTCTTGAGTGGAAGCCTTACATTTGCTTCTCGATGGATTCGTATCTCACCTCGGTTCGTGGGTTCACGGGTATCGGGTTCAACAAAGAACGCGCTGAAGGGTTGCTTGTCCAGATCGAAGGAGAGATGACGGAGATTGAGCAAACCATCGAGCCACAACTACCTCCCCGGCCTTTGAACAAAGGAGAGCTAGACAAGTATCGGTTCCCAGCCAAGCCGTTTAAGAAGGACGGGTCGCTGTCCAGTTCGATGGTGAACTGGATGGAACGTCTCGGAGCAAAGCTCCACACGGAGCGGGACATCTTGTTGGAAGGTAACGTGTACCCGATCAAAGGAGGCGAGCCAACCATCATCACTGGACCTATGCGCCTAGCTAATCAGGATGATCTCAAGAACTTCCTTATCGCCGAGGGGTGGGTGCCGACCCTTTTCAATTTCAAGCGGGACGAAAGAGGGAAGCCAGCTCGTGACGAGAAAGGAAACATCATCCTCACTACCCCTAAACTCCAAGAGAACGGTCGCCTATGTCCGAACCTTGAAGAGATGGCAGGTGATATGGTACGTCCTGTGGTTCGTTGGCTTAGCCTACGCAACCGCAAGTCTGTGATTGAAGGGTGGCTCGGGAACGAGCGGCTTGCGTACGACGGCCGGTTGAGTGCCGGTGCCAGTGGGTACACACCCACGTTTCGGAAGCGGCACTCTGTTGTCACGAATCTCCCCAAGGCGGACGGTAAGGTACTCTATGGCGTAGAGGTTCGCTCTCTCTTCTGCGCAAAGCGACCGGGCTACACGATGGTTGGGTTCGATGCGTCTGGACTTGAAGCCCGGGTGGAGGCGCACTTCACCAGCATCTACGAAGGCGGGCAGGAGTACGCTCGTGAGTTGATCGAGGGGGACATCCACCTTAAGACCGCAGAGAAGATGTTTGCCGATAAGATCGGCCACTTGTTCGGACACCCTGACTATAGTAAGGACCACCCCGAGGTAAAAACTTGGCGTAACAAGGCGAAGACTGTTCGCTACGCGAGCGCCTACGGAGCTTCAGCTAAGAAGCTGGCAGCTACTCTCGGGGAATCCCAGCAACGCGGTGAGCAAATCTTCAACGACTTCTGGGAAGCTGCTGCGCCGCTTGCAAAGTTCAAGGAGAGGTTGACCCAGCATTGGGAAACACAGGGTAAGGAGCGGATCAAGGGTCTTGATGGTAGGTGGGTACGTACCCGGAGCAAACATTCGTTGGTGAACACCGCCCAACAGTCGGCCGGCGCGATAATTTTTCAGGTGACAACCTTGTTCTTGCATAAATGGTTGGACGGCCTAGTGCTTGACAACGACAACAACCTTGCCTATACTTTCCAGTCCCGGTTCATCTATCCTCTTTCTGAGGTTCACGATGAACAATGCTGGGAGGTGCCGGAAGAAGTAGCCGAGGACTTTGGCAAGCTGGCAGAGAAGGCGCTCGAAGCAGCAGGTAAGTACCTGAAGGTTCGGGTTCCGATTGTTGGTGAGGCTAAGGCGGGGAGGTCGTGGGATTTGATCCACTAGTGGAGGTGGTGTCTGAAAACACAGTTGACACAGGAGAGGTTGAAAGAGCTGTTGCATTATGACCCTGAAACTGGGGTGTTTACTTGGAAGATAACGAGGCAACGTTCCCCAGAAGGAAAGAGGGCAGGTAACACGCATTACTCGGGTTACAGGACGATAGGCATAGACGGCAAGTACTATGCAGAGCACAGGTTAGTTTGGATGTGGTGGCACGGCGAGTTCCCGAAGCTGAGCATCGACCATATCAACGGAAATAAGAGCGACAACAGGGTCTCTAATCTGAGAGAAGCTAGTCGTTCTCAGAACCAACACAACCAGCCAATGTATAAGAACAACTCAACAGGCTACAAGGGAGTCTCTTTTTGCAAGACAACAGGTAAATGGAAGGCCACGATTGGCAAATCAACGAATCGGTTTTATTTGGGTGTGTTCAACTCACCACAAGAAGCAGCCCACGCTTACAACAAAGCAGCAATCGAACTCCACGGGGAGTTCGCTGTACTTAACCCAATCTAACAGGACGACACATGACTTTTGAATTCCGCCCGATCAAGACCGCCAACACCAACGCCTCCGGCGATACAAACACCGACCGACCGAAAATCGATTACAACGAAGTCAACGCCCACGTCATTGAACGTGCAGGCACAGCTAACAAGGCCCGCTCTATCCCCGGATACATCTCCTCCATCGTAGACCTTGGTGTTCAGCCTCGCACTCTGGAGACCGTTGTCAAGGATGGCGAAGAGTACCCCGAGGATGCCGAGTATTACACTGGCCAGTGGGGAGACCAAAAGGGCAAGCCCTGTGTTCGATTCACCGTCCCTGCGAAGCAGGCGATTGCCGTCACTGTGGACTTCCCGCAGATCATGGTTGACAAAGGGCAGTTCTACGGTGAAAGCCACGAGCTTCCTCTCCGTCTGATCCTCAACGGTGAGCGCCTTGTCCAGAACGATGAGGGTAAGTGGCAGCCTGTAGTTCAGAAGCTAATCTACCTCTCGGAGAAGAAGCACGAAGATGGTACGTGGGCTGTGGCTAAGAACGCCTTGCTCCACAACCTTGCCGCTGCCGCTGGTATCCTTGACAGTAAGGGTTACTTCAACGTCAACCGTATCGGTGAACTGCTCGGCCAGTGCCTCCAGTTCCAGTTCCGTGTGTACATGAAGCCGGGTAAGAACGGTAAGTCGTACTACACCGAAGAGATCAAGCTGGCAGGTATTGTGCCCGAGGGTGTTTCGGTTCCGGCTATGCCGGAGGGTGTGGTCAGCGGTATCGTGTGGTCGGATGGCACCAAGCCCGACGCTGATGCGGTGAGTAAGCTGCGCCTCTCGATTCGTAACACCATCAAAAACGCCACAAACTTTAACGGTTCCACCATCGCCCCATTGATCGAAGCCAAGGCTTCTCCTTCCGCTCAGCCTACGGCCTCGCTTGACAAGCCCCGCGAACAAAACGACAATACTCGTCCAGTTAAGGAGCCGGCGAAGCCGGCCCAGCCGAAGGCTGCGGTGACGAAGACAGCTCCCGCGAAAGCGGCGAGTTGGGAAGATGAGCCCGAAGATTCCGATAGCCCGTTCTAAGGAGAGCATCAAACATGTACACCATCCACCGAAACAACCGTCGTTTCAATTCCAAAAAGTTCTCCCGATATGAGGAGGCTCGGTCGTACATTCGCACTTGGCTTCGGCGGAACAAGGATAAGTTCTACAATCTTAAAGAGCCACATCCAGACTTCGACTACTCTTGGATCGAGTACCGTAACCCGGAAATTTCCCGCTATGGGTTCAGCATCAAGCGGGTAGAAGCCACTTAACAATTATGCAACTCCGCATAATTGATGATAATTTCACACAATAGGGCTGTCGTATAACGGCTAATACTCGGGACTTTGACTCCCGCAATCTCAGTTCGATTCTGAGCAGCCCGGCCACTTTTGAAGAGCAACACCTCTATCGGAAGATATAGCAGAGGACATCCCAGTGAAAGGAACCTGCCAACGAGACCTCCCGGTGAGGTCGGCTACTGCACAGCGGTAGATAGTTGACTGGAAGCAACCCCGGTATGTGTTGCTCTTCAATCCCAACACAAGGTGAAAGGCGCAGTGGCGATGCGCAAGTAGATAACCGACCCACCTGATTCCCCTCCGTAGCGGGGTAGGACAGGAATACCTTTGCCACAAGGTAGGGTGGCGAAAAGCCCGGTCGCCGTGTACCGGATCGCTCGGGGTGGCACCCAAGCCGGGATCGCTTCCGGCCACCTTGTTCTAGTTACACACAACGCCCGAAGAAGAATGCCCGTCACGATCTGGCTTGCGTGACAGGTAAAAGCGGGAGCTGAGCCAGACATTAGAAGGTAGTGGGAGGTCACGAAAGTGGACGGGGTTCATCCCGGCTTACGCCCCACCGTTGTGTTCTAGTTACACCAACCGCCCCGGTGCTTTCCTAGACCGGGGCTTTTTATTCCCCAGAGTAATCCACTTAACAACGAACACGGAGGTTCGAGAGAAGAGAATGACTATTAGCAACGTGACTGTCCCCGCCGACACCCCTTGGTCTTCGGTTGGTTATCTGACCTACAAGCGAACTTACTCCCGCCGGAAGGCGGACGGTAATCTCGAAGAGTTTTCCGACACCATCCAACGCATCCTAGACTCGTGCCGAGATCAGCTCAACGTAAGCTTCTCCGAAGCCGAGGAGCAGCGTCTAGCTAATTACCTCGCCAACCTCAAGGGCACGGTGGCTGGTCGCTTCCTGTGGCAGATGGGGACGGGTACGGTGGGTCGCCTTGGTCTGGCATCCCTCCAGAACTGTGCGTTTGTGACTGTTGACCAGCCTATCCGTCCGTTCACTTGGGCATTCGATATGCTCATGCTTGGGTCGGGTGTTGGGTACAACATCCAACGTGAGTTTGTGTACAAGCTTCCGCCTGTGCTCGATACCTTTGAGTCTCCGGTTCGTCTGGACAAGGACGACGCTGACTTCATCGTACCGGATACTCGCGAGGGGTGGGTCCAGCTACTGCACCACACGCTCTCTACGGCCTTCTACCAGCGTGACTCGTACAAACCGGGGTTCACCTACAGCACTCACTGTATCCGTGGCAAAGGGGCTGCTATCAAGGGCTTTGGTGGTGTGGCATCTGGCCCCGAGGATTTGGTCCGAGGTATTCAGCAGATCAGTACGGTGCTGGAGAAGCGCCGTGGTAATCAGCTTCGCCCGATTGATTGCCTTGACATCATGAACATCATCGGTAGTGTAGTGGTGGCGGGTAACGTCCGCCGCTCTGCTCAGATTGCAATCGGTGACTGTGATGACATCCAGTACCTGAAGGCTAAGAACTGGAGCGAGGGTAACATCCCCAACTGGCGAGCGATGTCCAACAACTCCGTTGTGTGTAACGACATCAAGCTCCTGCCCGATGAGTTCTGGCGTACGTACGATGGCAAATCTGAACCGTACGGTCTTATCAACCTCAAGCTGGCTCAGTCGTGCGGTCGTCTCGGAGAGACGCAGTACAAGGACAAGGATGTACGGGGGTTCAATCCCTGTGCAGAACAATCCCTTGCAAACTTTGAAACGTGTTGCCTTGCTGAAGTGTACCTGAGTAACATCGAATCTTACGATGAGCTGATTGATGTCCTTCGTCTGTTGTACCGAGTGAACAAACACTCTCTTCGCTTGCCTTGTCACCACAAGGAAACTGAGGAGATTGTCCACAAGAACATGCGCATGGGCATCGGTGTTACGGGATACCTTCAGGCAACAGAGGAACAGCGTGGTTGGTTGAGCAAGGCTTACGAAGAGCTTCGCGATTACGACAAGGAGTACAGCGCACAGCACGGGTGGCCGATCTCGATCAAGTTGAGCACATGCAAGCCGAGTGGGACTCTGAGTTTGCTTCCGGGTGTTACTCCGGGTGTTCACCCCGGCTACGCCCAGTACATGATTCGTCGTATTCGTATTGCAGCGGACAACCCGCTTGTGCAGCAGTGCCGTGACCACGGTTATCCGGTGGAGTATGTGCGTGGGTTCGACGGTAAGGATGATTACTCCACGGTAGTGGTTGAGTTCCCGTTCTCGTATCCCGAGGGCACGGTGCTTGCCAAGGAGGTTACGGCTATCGAGCAACTCAAGTGGGTTGAGCGTATGCAACGTGAGTGGTCCGACAACAGCGTTAGCTGTACGGTGTACTACCGATCTGAGGAACTCCCCGAGATCAAGAAGTATCTTGGTGAGAAGTACAACAAGACGTTCAAGACGGTATCGTTCTTGCTTCACTCGGACCACGGCTTCGACCAAGCCCCGTTCGAGGAGATCACCAAGGAAGAGTACGACCGCCGCGTAGCGGCTTCTCGTCTCATCACCGGAGGTGAGGTGGATTTGGAGATAGACTTGAGTGAGTGTGCTGGCGGGGCTTGTCCGATCCGCTAGTGCTTGACACACCCCTGTTAACTGAGTAAAGTGTGACCCGAAGCACCGAGGATCAACAGCCGTTTCCCCTGCGGACATATGTGTCGTGGGACCCGCTTCGGTTGCCTTGGTAAACGGGCGGGAACGTTAGGACCGCTGGGCGATCCCGGTGGATGCGCACCTAGCTAGTACCGCCCCGCTTCACCTATCGGGTCTGGGCTGGCATACCCCAAGGATTACCCGTCCGAGCAATCCCTCACCAAGAGCGAGGGTTGTGTCTAGGGGCCGAACGTATGCCACATCTGTTTTTATCCCCTACCGGGGATATTCTCAACATACACCCTGTAAGGGATGCGTGATATGGAGAAGCCCGAGCTACCTGTTGCAAGAGAGCTACACGGCACGATTGTAACTCCGCACCCCAGCCACCTTCGTATTTATGACGGTTTGGATAGGATGGCAGTTTGCAGTGTTGAAGAGGCCGAGATGCTTGTGTTTGCGCTCTCCGAATGGATCGAGTACAAGCGCCAGCTTGAGTTGTGGGAACGAGATCGGGAGAACAAGGAATGAAAAGCGCCGGCTATTACTGTGACAAGCGCGAGCAATGGGTCTATGATTACGACTCTTTTGAAGAGGAGTTTTGGGCGACTCAGGATAAGACGCCAGTAGCAATGCTGTCTGTGACAGCGGAAGAACTCTATGATCTCTTCAAGAAGCGTCTTAAAGAGGAACGGGAGCACACCCTATGAGTGCCTTGGCAATCAGCTACACCCTTGACCACGAACTAACGATGAGTTGGGAACAATACATGGAGTGGTATCTCCACTCCGGAGGAGATGTGTGGTATTATGAGTGCTAGCCTTCTACTTCTTTCGGTAGTGATGTCTTACATCGTCACCACCAAGGGTGACATCCGGGTTACTACCCCTAACGGAACAACTATCACCATCCCCGAGGGATCAACATTCCGAATCAACCGACACGAAACTCGGTTCGATTCTCGGACGGTGGTGTTGGACAACGCACGTATATTTGGAGATGGGTTTGAGTAGTCTTAAAGAGTTTTGTTTCTCGCTGTGGGATCAGCACAAACCGAAGACGTATCGGCAAGCTCGTAATCACATCGCATCCTCAATCGAGGAAGACCCGCTTACTGATCCAACTGTTGCTTCCCCCACCCTTATGGTTTACTTCACCCACTGGCGGAAGAAAGAGGGTCTGAGTAAGCCTCGTCCGCATCGTAGGAACAGGAAGCAACAAGATGAGTAGCATCGTCCCCGCTTATGTGGAGAGTAAGACGGCTCATCTCCTGCCTCTGATCGACGCTGACAGTCTTGTGTATCGTGCGGGTTTTTCCGGAGTAGAGCGAGACGAAGAAGGCAAGCCACAGCACACCCCGCTAGCGCACAGTCTCTCCAATTTGCGAACGATCATGGATAGTCTCCTTGACAAGTTCCCACGTAGAGAAGGCGAGCATGTCTTTCTTACCCCCAGCGGGGGGTTTCGTTACAAGGTAGCGAAAATCAGGCCGTATAAAGGTACACGCACATCACACAAACCCGAACATTTCACAGCTATGCGTGAGTACCTACAAAAGAAGTACGGTGCCATCGTTGTAGACGAAGACCTGCCTGAAGACCAGCGCCGGGAGGCGGATGACTTCTGCGGAATGTACCAGTGGGCGAAGCCCGATAAGTCTACATGTGTGGTCAGCGGTGACAAGGATTTGAAGCAAATCCCCGGTTGGTTATACAACCCGCAGAAGGATACGTTTGAGATGCGTACCCTTCGAGATGCTGACTTGTTCTTCTGGTATCAGATGTGTGTGGGCGATTCTGTTGACAATGTAGCGGGTCTGAAGGGCATGGGTCCGAAGAAGACCGAAGGGTTGCTTGAGTCATGTAGTCGTAAGCCAGTGCGTGTAATGAAGGCAGTGGCTGCGTTGTATAAGAAAGAGTTCTCCGGTCGATGGAAGGATGCGTTGGATGAGAATGCTCAGCTCCTCTTTATCCATCGACAGGAAGGCAAAGACTGGAAGGAATACTTTGGAGGAGTACACGACCTATGAGCGCATGTCGTGATCCGTTTGAAGATGCCGAAGAGAACATCCGGCAAGGAATGAGCTGGGGTGCAGCCTACACCGTTGTGCTTGAGAAGTGGATCGGAGAGGCTGCTATCAATCTCATCGAGAAACGGTTTGATGAAATCTGGAATGAAGTTAAAGGACACAGCACTAGTGACACTTAACCTAGAAATCAAAAAGCTACACCCCGAAGCAAACCTCCCCACCAAAGCTAACCCAGCGGATGCTGGGCTGGACTTGTACTGTTTCCCCAAGAACGGCTCTCCGTATGCGGAGATTGCTCCGGGTAAATCTGCTCTAGTTGGGACTGGTATCTCAGTCTCTATCCCAGAGGGGTACTTCGGATACATCCGTAGCCGCTCTGGGCTGGCATCTAAGAACCACCTGGAGGTGGGTGCTGGGGTGGTAGACGGCGGGTATACGGGTGAGGTCTGCGTGCTTCTCAGGAACCACGGTGATCGTATTCAGTACCTAGTGGCCGGTGATCGCATCGCCCAGCTACTCATCCTCCCGGTTCCAAAGGTTAATGTGGTGGAGGTTAAGGAGTTCACCACGGTAGTGGGTGAGCGGGGTGATGGGGGTTTCGGCTCATCGGGAGTTTGAATAGTGTCTTATTGCGAAGCAATGTGGATTGAGTTGTTTGTTGTAGTGTTCACTGTGCTTGCGTTGGGTGTCTCCTTTGCAGGCGGGTACTTCACTGGTCGCCGTAAGGAAGAGGAGGCAATTGCCGATAAGTTCACCTCTGCGATTTCTGATCTCCTTACAAGCGGTACTCTTCGCAACCCAGCGTACACCGTTTACACCTACAACATTTCGGACGGAACATTTGAGATTCCAGTCCAGCTAGGAGATAACAAAGATTGAACATTGATCCCCGATTTGAACAACAGTTCCGAGAGATGACCGACGCAGATCGCCAAGTCATCCTCCAGTGTGGTCGGTACTTCGCCTACAAGATTCTCACCCCTATCGGGATGGTAAAGCGAGACTACCTGAGCCCTGACGAGTACCTCAACCTAGCAGCTATCCACGACCAATGGGGTCTTAACATCCCGAACGTGGTTCTCCAAGCGGCTACGACCTATGCCCTTGCTGAGTTGATCTCGGTGGGGTTGGCTCAGCCGGAAGCTATTGTAAACGTGGAAAGATTCTTCCAAGATTTGATTAAAGCGGAAGGGGGTGGTTGATATGCCCATTGAGGTTCTCTGGTACTTGTTCTTGTTCTTTGTCCTGCTCAACCCGTTCGTTTGGTTGGTGGGTTTTCTTGTTGCTTGTATTGGTTGCAAGGGACTAAGCCGATGAGTGTTGTTGCTAAGGGCCCGCCGTATGTGAGCCAAAAGGACTGGAATGAGATGTCTAGCCAAGATATTCATGACTACTACAGAGGGTTTGGTGTCGAGCGCTGGCTCGCTAAGCCCATGGATGGCCCCTTTGTCTACAAGCCATCTATTCCCGAGGTGGAGGAGCGGAAGCAAGAGGTTGTGTGGAAGAAGCCCGACCCACAGGCGGATAGGGATTGGTGGCTGGATAGCGACTTTGCTGACGGAACATCCGTGCGAGAAGTGCTTGAGAAAATAGAAGAAGAAGGAAATGACATCTTTCCAGAGCTATACAAGAGTGTCAAAGAGATGACCGAGAGTGAACGCAAGCCGATCATCCCCCTCTGGGATGGGCGAAAGCCACCCTACGAACCCCACGATGCTGGCTTGAAGCGCACTCTCCGGGATATGCTTGGAGATGGGGACTGGGATCATCTGCGTGTGTATGTAGATGGCCGTAGTGAAGAAGGCGGGTCTAAGGTTGAATGGGCGACGGCTAATCAGCCGGTGTTCTACAGCCAAGCCGAGAAAGCGGAGAGCGAGACGCGAGCTGCACAAGTCGGAGGCACCCACTACTCCGATCTATCCATTCAACCTTGGGATGCTATGCGAGCGTGGTTTACTCCGGCTGAGTATGCGTCGTACCACATTGGTACGGTGATTGGGTATCTCTCCCGCCATCGGCGGAAGGGTGGGTTGAGTGATATCAAGAAAGCCCACCACCACTTGAGTGAGTTGATTCGGTACTTTGAAGAGGAAGAGGAATACGAATGAAGCGCAACAAGGACGTAACCGACGATGACAAGTTCTCGATTGCCGTAGAGAAGTTCAATCGAGCTAAGCGTCGTAGTATCCAAGACAAGACCAAGGGTAACAAGCGAGCCGAGGCTAAGATAACCGAGCTAACCGATGAGGTGGGTCGTCTTAGCCAACGGTTGAAGATGGCTACAACGCTATTGCGTTGGTTGGTGAAGCACATGCCGGAGAGTATTCGTACGGAGTACGAGGTGTATCGTATGGCTATCAATGCTGGGGAGATTGATGACATTCATCCTTAAGAAGAGGAAGCGCATCCAAGACCCCGAAGCCAAGCGACCCAAGAAGCTCCGCTCTGGGTTTGAAGCCAAGGTCAAGAAGTCCCTTGAAGCCCGTGGTGTGGAGTTTGAGTACGAGTCGGAACGACTACCGTACATCATCCCCGAGTCCAAGCACAACTACACACCGGACTTCATCCTCGTAACCGAGAAGGGAACCAAGGTGTATGTGGAAAGTAAGGGAAATTTCACCGCAGCGGATCGTAAAAAGATGAAGTTAGTTGTTGAGCAGAATCCGGGGTTGGATATACGCATGCTCTTCATGCGTCAAAACAAGATTCAACGTAACTCTAAAACTACGTACGGCTCTTGGTGTGATAAGCACGGTATCCCGTGGGCCGTATCCGCCACAGGCTTTGTACCCGATAGTTGGATTCGAGGGGATTGATGAAGTACGCAGATGAAGCAATCACTGTAATCCCTGTTGCCATGACCATGCCGATTGTTGATTTCATCCCGAACACGGATGACCTCACATCGTACATGGCTCGCGTCAGCAACCCGCCTAATCAGACCAACTTCAAGACGGCAGACAAGCTTCTTAAGCACTGTGCGGAGGAAGGTCACTGGTCTGTGTTCGATATGGTGGATGTGATTTTTGAGATCGAGGCTCCCCGAGATATCTCTCGTCAGGTACTTCGCCACTACAGTATGCGATTCCAAGAGTTCTCCCAGCGTTACGCGGATGTCACCGAGGACATGTTCGTGCTTCGCGAACTGCGAATGCAAGACACGAAGAACCGCCAGAACTCGACCCCTTGTAGGAGAGACGACTGGCAAGATGAGTGGGAGAGCGATCTCAACAAACTTCTCTACTTGGTGCAAGACTATCAAGAGAAGTGGCGATCTCGCGGGGCAGCCAAGGAGTGCGTTCGGGTGATGTTCCCAGAGGGGCTTACGATGTCACGGATGTACGCAAAGATTCCTCTCCGTACTCTGACCCACTATATCAAGACACGAGGACACGAGTCTACCCAGAAGGAGCACCGATTGATCGTAGAAAAGATGCTGCCTCACATCCCCAAGCTGTTCCCTCTTTCCTATAAGTTTCTACTTCCCGAGGAAACCCCCGCCGATGCTTCTTGATCTAGTTCAATTCGCCATTGCCTTCTGGCTGTGTGTAGCCACAGTACTTTACCTGACCAACCGGGAGGACTACTCCTTCGGTCATCTTCTGCTGTGTCTTGCTTGGCCGTACATCCTTGTCGTTGGTCTGTACCAACTCTCAAAGCACCAAGGGAAGTAAACCATATGACCGCTCTTTACCTGTACATTGTTGCTTGTGTGTATTTCTATTGGATTGAGTCGGATGAGGAGAATGCCAACGACCCGCTTCGGTTGGCTGAGATTGCTTTCTGGCCGGTGCTCTATCCGTTCTACATGTTCTATCTTTGGTACAAGAACCGGAATCAGGGGTAAGTCTCTTGACTGTACGCATGTTGTTCCTAGATATTGAGACACTCCCCCATCACGCTGCGGTGTGGGGTTTGTGGGGCCAGAACGTAGGTATCAAGCAGATTATCAAGCCCGGTCGTACTACGTGTGCTGCTTGGAAGTGGTTGGGGGCTAAGAAGATTGGGTTTGCTGCCGAGTGGCATCCGATCAAGGAGCAAGAGAGTTGGTTTTGCTACAAGGAGTTCCTTACTCGTCTTCACGAGGTTCTTGACGGAGCTGACGTAGTTGTCACCTACAACGGAAAGCGTTTCGACATCCCAACGCTGTACAAAGAGTTCGTCCTGTACGATCTCCCACCCCCGTCTCCGTTCCACCACATTGATTTGTACCAAACAGTGAAGCGCCAGTTCCGGTGGGCTAGCAACAAGCTCGACTTCGTTTGTCAACAGCTCGGCCTCGGTGCTAAGGTACATCACAAAGGTCAAGAACTATGGACGGATGTTGAGGCTGGTTGCCCCAAGGCACAGAAGGTCATGGAACGGTACAACCGTGGTGATGTCACCCTGCTTGAGAAGCTGTACAACCGTCTGAAGCCGTGGATAAAATCGCACCCCAACCTCGCTCTCCTAGAGGAGAAGTCCGGTATCGTCTGCCCCACCTGCGGTTCCGATGACATTGAGTTCCGTGGTTATAGATATACGAAGACTCGCCGGTATCGTAGGATGGTTTGCAATTCTTGCCATAGCTGGTCATCGGTAACAGCTTCCGATAAGGAAGTGTTTGGGGAAACATCGGGATGTTCGTAGCAGCTCGCGGAGCGATCCTTGAAGACCGTGACTTCGTAGACTTCCTCGGCCACTGTTGGCGATACTCCGGTAGCGAGACTCAGCTAATGACGGAAGTTATTGCTCGGTGCGGGTACGGATTGTGCTGGGTGCAACCGGAAGTTCTTCCACTTGACACAACCCTTCTACTGGAGTACGATGGGCCTACGACTAATAACACGGAGGTTGAGGCACCAATCACTATGGACGATTTCATTCAAACTTGTAACACTTACGGTACGTACATGGCACTTGACCAGCTAGACAACATCATTGATATTGCACGTCGGTGTAACCCACACCACGACGATCCCGAGGATTTGAACCAAGCCCTTCAAGAGATTATCCGGCTAGCTCAAGAGGCTATTGTGTGGGGTGAGATGACCACCGAGGATAACGACGAAGAGCCATCCGACGAGGAGGGGTTGTTCGATTACGACCGAGACGGGGAAGATGATAATGACCGATAAGTTTTGGGAAAAGTCTCAAAAGGTTGTACAGTCTAGCAAGCTGGTGTACCGCTCTGCCTTCCTTGTCCTCTACCCCTTGTCCTTTGTTCTTTGGTTCTTCGCTAACCTCGGGGCTTCTCTTAAGGAGGGCTTCTCTTGGTTCTGGGATGAATGGACAAGGGGTTGGGAGTTGTGGTGTATCAGCGGAAATGCCCGACAAGCTTGTCGCCTGTTCGTGGCCGGCGGCCCGAAGTATCTAAAGGAACGAGACGATGAATGAGTTAATTCTCTCGATGACCGGGTGGGATATTGTCGGTGCTTGCGTACTTCTGGCTGTGCTGGCTGCACCACTTGTGTGGTGGTTCTCTCCTCCGATGTACTTCTACCTTCCGCTGAAGGTGGCTCGTAAAAACAGGGGCCGTGACAATGACCGATGACCCCCGTATTCTAGTGATGCGTGTTCCCGGCAAAGAGTACGTCCTAGCAGCCTACGCCTCTAAGCCACCACATGCCTCGGCATCTGTTAAACTGTATCAGTCCTACTCCGAGATGGACCGCACCAAGGACTGTTTTCTGTTTCGCCTAGACAAGTGCTGCGTCTCTGGTCTATGGGGGTTTGCTGAACACAACACCCTTCTTGGACCAATCATCTTCGACTCGGATAGTCGCGCACCTTGCCCCTTCGTTGTGAGTGATGCTCTCACTCTGGCTAAGCACTCCATCAATTGGCTTGAGAACGACTTCGATGAAACTATCTCTCGGTACGGAAGCGTGACGCTGGTCAATATTAACGGTAAGCTTTTTGATGTAAAGGTCTCCGAACAACGAGGTCCAAACCTATGACCGATGAAACCGACATCCCCGGAGATGACGACGAAAACTTGGAGATCGTAGCCAAGGAGTCCGGAGGACTTCTCCAAGTCCACGGTAGCAATACCGTCCTGATGCTCAAGGGTCCATCTCCTTTTCCTACTCCGTTTGATTACATCAAGGATTGCGTTGGAATGGAAGTGCGTATGTCCTCCAACCCAGCTAAGCCGGATGAGCATCGGTACTTAGTCATGGTCCAAGACTCTTTTGAGTGGCGAGAGATCGAGGCGTGTCTCAACGCCATGTCCGAGAAAGAGTACGAGAAGACTGTTCGTAATCTCAGGACGGTGAATTGATGTGATCTCAGCAAGAGAAGCTTTCAAACAAGCCGCTGGTCGCTGGCCCAATTGGTACGAAACAATGAGTATGATGCTTCTGCTAGCAAAACAGGAAGGCAAAGTGGAGGACATCCAGCCATACGTCTTTCTCCTTTGCAAAGGAAGCCGTTGGGTATCGGACGATGGAAGGACAGTAGGACAGATCATTTACGATTTGAGGCATGGGGTGGATTGAGATGGCTATCCGAAGAAAGACGGTGGAAGACTACCGTCGTGAGTTGAAGGCGTACATCCTAAGCCTTTTCAGGAAAGAGTGGGATAGCAAGAAGATTATAGTCACTACTAACTGGACGGACATGCTTGAGGTAATGTGGCCGTCTGGTGACGAGATGTGGGTCTTCTTCCGCAAGGAAGATTGCTCTCCGGTTGGTGTGGAGTTCAACGGAGTCAACATCCGTAAGTCTGAAATTGATGACGATGAGTTCTGGAGTGCAATGTCGTCTGCCCTTGAGATGCGTAAGTACGAACTAGAAGAGGGCAAGCTCCGAAGAGCTATGGATCGTCAGTATAAGGTGGCAAGTCCGTCTTACGTTAAGGCTCTGTGGACTGCTGGGATTTGCCTTTCGATGATCGTTGCAATCTATCTGTTAAACGTTAAGTAAAATCCAACAAGCAAAAAGAAGCCCGGTCACCTCTCACGAGGGCCGGGCTTTTTGCGTTTATGGCTTCGGCTTATCTGCTTCAATACAAGACTTAAGTATCTCGTGCTTGAGCTTACACTCTTTGTATTGCAACCCCCACACCATCATCGCTGTGCCTATCGGCATCGTCTCATCCAACACAAGAGCGTCACAAGGCTCAAGGGCCAACTCCGATACGTAGTCGCAATGGCGGGATGGGTTACTGGGTGGATCGCGCCAGTTCCGAGAGCACCCGGCGCTGGTCATCACTAACACAAGCAACAGGGTCAACCTCGTGAGGTTTTGCATCCTCATACTGCCTCCGTATCTCTGATGCCTCTAAACGCCCCTGAGAGAGCTTCTGAGCGTCTTCCGACGCTTTCCTTGACGCTACCCTTGCCAAAGCCTTCTCGCTCTCTAGGAGCTTCTCGTTGGCTTCTAGAAGCCTCTCGTTGAATCTCTCCTCCGCTTGCTCACCCCCTTTGTAATATCCGTACGAGAAGGTAAAGCCGAAGGCTAGGATCAACCCAGCCCCCAGCAGAACGTACTTGTTTGGAAGGGTGGGTGGAATCATTCCGGTGGCCCCCATCGTTTATACCCGTCAATGGCCGCGATTGTCGCCTTCAAGTCCCCCTTTAGTTCTGAAATAGCTTCTTTCAAAGGGCTTAGCGATTCTCTCACGACCTCCTTCAAGTCTGCCTTGGAGGCGTACTCGGCAATGAGTTTCTTCTCTAGCTCGTGCATTTGATCCTTGATCTCCTCGAATCGTCCCTTCAGCCACCACAGCCAAAAGCACAAGCCAGCTAGTGCGAACAGGATAATTCCTTCAACCAACGTTGGTGACAAATCCATTTGTATCTACACTCCCCTGTGTTTGTTTGTTTGTACACTACCTGATACGGGTAGCTATTCCGTGGGACAAGAGCCTTCCTCCGGGGCTTAGTGCCCCGCCTCCGCTCGAAGCTCCACCTCCACCGGAGGAACCACCGCCCCCACCTTCACCCGTACTAGGCGCTCTCATCATCCCCTGACCTGTGCCGTAAAGAGGTGCCGGTGACGCCCTGAACATTCCTTGTCCAGTTCCGTACAAAGGAGGTGGTGCCATACTAGGCCCCATGAATTGCTGGAACCCGAGCATAGGGGCAGGGCCACCCGTCCCCCACTGAGGGCCTGAGAGCCCTTGGTTAGCGGGTGCTTGATATGGAGTGAACTGTGGCGCAGGAGGTGCTCCAGTTGAGCCGTCACCTTCCCCACCGAACGTCTGGCTAAACCAGTTACGAAGCCGACTACCAAAGCTGTTACGCTCGTTACCGGGATCGTTCCTCATCATCTGGCGCATGTACGCATCGTACTCGCGTTGGTTACGAGCCGCTGTTCCGCCAGTCATCCTGTCAGCGAAGTTCCTGATCCGGTTTCCGGTGAACCGATCTATCGCTCCAGCGGGGCCGGGAAGTGCTGCCATCATTGCATCCGAAGCAAGCAACCTCGGATTGAACATTGTGTTCAGTCGCGAGTACGGGTTACGTACTCCTTGTCCCTCCATGTTGGAGGGTATTGGGTATCTTTCCATCTTTATCGCACCCTCCTTTTACCGAGAGCTTACTCGAAAGAGAAGGTCAGGGTGCTAGTACCAGCTTCGGGATCGTTGACACGAGAGATCAAGGCGGTCGGGAAGACCGGCTGTGCTTGGGGAATCAGCGTCATGCGAAGATCAGCGATAGGGGACTCTTCGAGCGGGGGAATGTACCCGATGGGGATGACAACAGTAACACCCTCGTCTTCGGTAAAACCAATAGCCGGGTGGGTAACATTCACAACGCCCTCAACGTCACGAACTTCGAGCAACATATCAACAGTCTTGGTAGCCATGTGTGTGTATCTCCTTATTAAGCCCAGTGAAAGGTGCCAACAATATCGTTTGCGGTTACGGCTGTAGCGTCAGCGGCTGCTGCGCCGGTAACGGTTGTGTAAGCAATACCTGTACCGAAACCAATACCGCCCGGCACAGACAGTGTGATAGTACCTCCGTTGGGAGGAATACCATAGGTTTGAACCACACCCGTACCAGCGGTAGGAGTAGTGGCGCTGTTGTGGAACTTGACGTATCGAACTGCTGTCGCGTTGTTGGTCAACACAAACCCAAGGAGACGACCCGCTGAAGCCTTGAGCACAGCAGCATTAGTGGAGCCAGCGGCTACAAAGTTAGTGCCTGAGCCGGCACCCGTAGCGTTACCTCGGTACTGGATACCCACATCGCCGATGGCGTTAGTACCAGCAGCAAGAGAACCCGTGCCGATGTTAGCAGTGACTGTACCCGAGACTGCTTGAGTTGTAGCACCTGTGGGGATCGTCGCCACAATACCCGCAGCTTGCATAGCGCGGACGGTGACGTTGATCGTACCCGAAGTGAACGCTGTGGCAATTGCACGCACTTGAGCAAAACCAGAGCCGTGGCCAACCCAAGCACCAGCCGCCGTAGCAGTCGTCACAGAAGCGACATTGACGCTACCACCTGCCGGAAGGACCGCTACCGTAAACCAATCCGTCCCGTTAATCGTGCCTTGGAACGTGACCGTGGCAGTGAACGTACCACGCAAGTCCACAGCAAAACCTGTTGCTCCGTTAAGAGCAAGAGGTACGGCTCCGTTGAGGGCAGTGATAGGTCCGCTGGCCGACACACCCGCCTGATTGACTGGAATAACTGACTGATCCGAGGCGATGACCACCGGAGAAGAAGCAGACGCTGTAGTCTGACCCAATGCTGGAGTCTTGGTGTTGATTGTTGCAAGAGTGTTGTTACCCGTGACTTGGTTAGCAGCAGAAGCGTCTCCACCCCCACCCCCGCCGCCGCCTGCTGCGTAAGCCTCACCAGTTGCCGGATCGACCAGCAAGATGGGGACAGGGCGAGTCCCTCGTGCCGGCTCCGGGAAGATTTGATCGTAATTGGACATCCTTGTTTCTCTCCTTTAGTTTAGGTGTTTACTTAAGCGAAGCGGGGAACAACATGTCTCAACCACCACCCATCATTTGACGAAGGGCAGCCATGTTGTACGACCTATTGAAAGGACTATCCCAAGTAGGCGCAGGCTGGGGTTGTTCCATCAAAGGAGAACCGCCCTTACCTTCGGGAGCACCCATCCCCATCGCACTAAGCTGCGCACGAATCTGGTTAGCGAAGGTGGGGTCTTGACCCGGAGCGTTGATAGCCTGCTGTGCCCACTCTTGGAAAGCACGCGGGTCATCTTGTAGGGCTTGACGGCTGAACCCAAACTCGGTAGAACCACCATCGTACCTCGGCTGTTGGTTGCCGAAGTAAACGTTAACCATCTGGTCGAAGTACGGGTCTCCCCCACCCATCCCGCCTTGACCTCCCATGTTGAACTGGGACAGGTCATTCATCTGCTGCATTTGCATTCCGAACCCACCGCCTCTGAAGCGATTCCCGGTGAGGAAGTCGGAGTCTGGGCCGGGAATAAACCCCCCTTGACCACCCATACCAAAGTCAGCTATCTGCTGCTGGCGCACACGGTCTAGACCCATCCCGCCAAACCCACCACCCATACCACCCATCATGAACTGTTGGAACTGACGAGGCATAGGTGCAAACTGACCTTGGCCCAGCGGGCTACCATACGAGCCCGGTAGGTTGTAATCCATCCCACCCATGTCATTCCATTGGTTCGAGTTGTAACCACCCATACCATTCATCGTCGGGGGACGATAACGCCCAAGGTTATTTTGCTGGGACCAAGCGGGAGCCATACCCTGACCTTGGAACCCAAAGGGGTTGTTGTTCCGCCTACCCATGTTATTCGCACCACGAGGGTTGCCGTTGAACTGACCTTGGAACGGAACCCGTTGCTGAGCATTACGTTGGATGTTTTGCTGGGAGAACTGAGAGCCGGGTTGAACGTAGCTCGTGTTCGTTCCTTGCATACCACCGGAGGGAAGGGGGGCCGGAGCCCCCGATCCCATTCCCGGCTTCGTCACCTGTTGACCGATAGCCATTTACTTAGTTACCTCCTATTGCTGTTCGGGTTTGTACGATTTGATCCGATCTTCGAGCAGACTGAGCACTTGCTCTTTTCGCGCTTCCATCTGCTGCCTACGCTCCGCGAAAGCGGCGCGGGAGACTTCAGTGGTTTGACGCTGATTACCAAGTGCCCGGTCAATGGCTGATTTAAGGAACGTGGTCTGGTTACTCGGCATCGTCGGCTGGAACGGTAGTCCCTTGCTCAACCTGTCTGCTTGCTCGTCGGGGAATCCGTTGTTCTTCTTCAAGGATTCGTAGATCAGCTTGGTCAGTTCAGCTTCCGACTTACCCACCATACGACCAGCGGCTCTAGCCACACTAGCATACTTGGTGAGTTCCTCGTAGGCATCGCGTTGAGTGGAGATGTAGTCCTCCACAGCAGACTGGATCAAGGCTGGGGTTTCCTTGGACGTACCGATAGTCACCGCGTCTTGCATGCTAGCAGAAGCCTCTCGGCGTGTATTGATGAACGCTCGTGCGGGACCACCTTCCAGCGTAGCCAACGGGTTGTCCTTCGACACCGGCATACCGGCAGCAAGAGCAAGCACCGTAGGAGTACCCTCATCCCGGTTAGAGGCAGCAACACCGCGAAGGATTTGCTTACCGGAGCCGGGGGTGTATGCGGCAGTCACCGCAGCCAAGAAATCCACGATGTTGGTAGCAGCACTGTCGCCGAACACTTCACCAGCAGACGCCTTGAAGTTGTCGTACAGGCCGGGGAACTCCTTCTCGAAGAAGTTCTTGGACTCCCTTCCAGCAGCCGTGTTGATCGCCAGAGTACCGAGAGGAGCACCACCTACGAACGCACTAGCTGTAGCTTCCGCCGTGGCCTTTGCAGTCTCGATAGCACCCTCGTCATCTCCCTCAGCAAACTGCCCAAGCATCTGAGCCACGCTTCGCCAAGTTGCGCTGTACACATCCATACCATCCATACGACCGAAGTCAGCGGAGGTCACGGTCAAGTCATTACCGATGCCAAGGATGCCCCGGTTCTGGCCTTGCTGGTGCCAGCCAAGATACCGCATGAGTTCATCCCACTCATCATCCAACTCAAGAGCACCGACCATTCCTGACAACACAGTTCCGTACAGGTAGCTCATACCAGCCAGACCGACAGTGGAGCCAACAAGACGCTGAATACCCAACTGCCTCATCGTTGGATTACCCGAACGAATCTCTCGGATAGCTTCGATGTGGTTGGTGAATCCCGTCCGGTAGCTTTCCCACATGAAGGACACCACGTAGCCCACACCAAGCGACTCGGTGAGTCGTACCATCTTGGGCACCATCGAGTAGTTGATCTCCGTGCGGAGAGTCTTCTCGACAGCCAGACGTTCGATCTCCTTTTGGGAAAGATCGGGGAACGCCTTGCGTAGGAACCTTTCATTGTTGAGGTAGTTGGCTACCTTCGGGATGTTCTCAGCGAACGCTCGTGCATCTCGGATCAGGTTGAAGGTGGAGGTAAGGAAACCCTTGAGGACATCGTAGGTTGCCGTACCCTTCCTCAGCTTCTGTCGAAGCTCAGTCTCTCTCATCGCTTGGTCCACCTGCTCGTCGATACGAGTCAAGGCAGGGTCAATGATGCCCAAGCTCATGATACGTCGAGTCTCATCCGAATACTTCTTTCGGAACTGAGTGCCCACCAACTGCTTGGTCACAGCCACAGCAGACTTCAACGTCCCCGGATCAACGTTACCACGCCCAATGATGAAGGACGGGATACCGGCATAGTCAAGCACCGCAGCACCGTGGTTGAAGACGATACCCGCGAACTTCTGCATTTGGGAAAGGGCCATACCCTTCCTCAACACATAGGCTCCAACTGCACCGATGTAATCCTCACCCGACCGGAACTTCGTAGCCAAGTCAGCAAGCTCCGTGAGGCTATCCGCTCCGTAGATTTCCGTAGACCCCACGATGAAATCGTGAGTGTTCTTGTCAGTGAACATCCCGGCCAACTTACCGTAGGCAAGCGGGTTATTCGGGATTCGGAAATCGTGAACACCTTGGACTCGTTCAGCCTGCGGCTTGAACAACTGCGGGCTGTATTCCATCAGCGTGTTGTTCTGTGCAAGGCTAGCCACTACCGCCGTTTGGCGGGACATGGTGAACGCTGCACGAAGGAACGGGTCTTTCACCTCACCCAGTGCCTTCCGAACATCCGTAGGCACATCCTCCAAGTCCTTCAGGGCTCGATCATCCGTACGCATCTTGCGCCAGAACTGAGCCATCGGGGTGTTGGTGCTGTTGGTCAGCAGGATGTCCCGGACAATACGCATCGCCGTCTTCTGGCTAGCTTCCTTCTTGTCCGTAGCATTACCCACGTTATCGTTGAACCACTGACGAAGCTCGTTAAACATTTGCTCACGAGGTAGGCCAGCAGCCGACCCGATCAAGTCACGGTACATCGTCTCCAATTTGATGTCGCTCACCTTCTCCCAGTTCGCAGAGGACCACGGCTTCTGGGTAGGTTTACGTCCTTGGGCTTCAAGCGCATCGTTCTCCAGTTTGGCAACCCGTTCGGCGTTATCGAGGTTTTCCCCGAGGAAAGCCGTCTGGTCAGTAAGACGATCAAGCAAGGGCTTCAACACATCCCTTGCAGTCTCATCCCCCGCCTCGTACTTCTGGAGAAGATCGGCTCCGTACTTACGATCAATGAAGGCTTCGTACACACGAGTCATGTAGATACCCAAGCCGTTCTTCAACGTCTGGAGTTTCTTGGTCATGGCCTCGGGCATCGGCCTGCCTTGGTAAGCACGGACAATCTCTTGGCCGATACGCTTGGTCAAGTTGTCAATCTCGGAACGGGCAGAGTCAATAGCCTCTCGGAACTCCTTGTTGCCAAGGATAGCCCGGACCTCTCGGACTTCACCCGACACTTCATCGAGTGCAGCCTTGTTACCACGGAGGTAGTTCATCACTCGGTCGTTGATAGACTTGCGTGACTCCTCACTGGGGTTGGTCTTGTCGATGACACTGCGCACCCGATTGAGGAACGCTTCAACGATCAAGTCAGTCTCTTGCTTAGCTCCGTCTCGGAGACGCTCTGCCACCTTGACCTCAGTACCCACCCCTCGGGTGGAAGTCATCAGTCCAGTGAACAAATCCCCGAACAAATCCTTGGAAACACCTAGCCCGTTCCTCCATCCTTGGACAGAAGTGAAGTCAATCGTGCCACGGAGTTCTTGTGGGGTGGGTTGACGAGCTTCGGGAAGACCAGCTTGTGATCGCTGAGAGCGGGTAGGTTTCGGAGCCGTAACAGAGCGGCGAATATCTGGGTTGTTTGGATCGAACGTCCCTTGGTTGCCGATGGCGGATTTGACTTGACCCGAGTCAAGTGCCACTATGGTCTGGATTTCACCGTTCAGTTCAACAATAACTCCGTCAAAACCGTTTTTTCGCAACCAATCTGACATCTCTTGAGGGGCTAATACAGCTAGCGCATGGGGGGTTGCATCACCGACATCAATGACATAAGGTGCGCTCATTGAGGCATAAACCGGCATAACATTCCCACCATCACCTTCTGCGTAAGTTGCACCGGCAAACTGACCGCTTGGTGTAAGGTAGATGCCACGGCCGTATGAGCCGATGCTTGGTCTGAAAGTGTCAAAATCAGCCCTAGTGCCGTGATAGACCACTTGCGGTCGTCCTTGAGAGTCTACTATGACGCTGTCACCAAACCACCGCTTGAATTCAGGAGTCTTGGTTTGATCCGTAACTTGAACCGGATTCGCCTCCGCCATCATCCTTTTATCCCGCTTATTGAGCGCATCGGTAAGTGCATACGAAGCGTCAAGCACCTCATCCAGCAAGGACTTCTGGCTGCGAGGGATACGCAACAGAGCACGGATGATGTTGCGCACTTTGTCCCAGAGGTTCTCCTTCTTCAAGGCACTCTGGACGAGGGGGTTGGTCATCACCCCGGTAACGAACTCATCGGTGTCAGACACCGCATAGCTCACCGCAGACTTCTCATCCGCAGTCAAGCCACTCTTGGGGATGCTGTCCTTGAGCGTAGTACGCACTGCCTCCAGATCACGAACTGCTTGGACGATAGCCGGATCAGTCTCACGACCTTCCCGCACAGCACGGATAGCAGCAGCCGTCTTGGCGTGGACAATCTCGTGGAGAGTAGTCTCGACCGTAGCCGTACCATCTCGACGAGCGTAGCCATCACCCACGATGGTGACTTCATCCCGACCCGTAGCCGGGTCAACCTCGTGACTACCTTTGGTCTGGAGTTCCTTCGGGTCATCTTTCAATGCCCGCTGGAACGGAGTACGAGCCTCCGTCTCCGGTTGGAGAAGAGTGAACCCAACGTTTTTCATGTCCTCGGTGGTGAGTGAATCAATCAAGCGGTCGTACCGCTCAATCTTCGGATCAGCACCCATACGCACAGCAGCCTTCACACCAGCCAAGGCATCCCACGCCGTGCGAGCACGGGAGAGAGCTTGACGAAGGGGAGTAGCCTTACGCTGTTCCGGAGGAACTTGGACGTTCATGATACGAGCGAACGCCGCTTGCTGGTCAGACGGAAGGTTGACCGAGCGGTTGGCCTTTACGTCGTTGAAGAAGTCTTCAAGCTGACGACGTTGAGTGTCGTTGACCGGAACCCCCACCTCCGCAGTCTGTTCTCCCGTGACCTTGCCCGTCTCCAAATCGATGACATCTTCTCGGACAACAGGAGCAGCCGTAGGCTGGGTGGTAGGTTCAACGCTAACCGGCCTAGGAGCCTCTACAGGAGGCGTCTGGGGTTGAGGTTGGACGGTGGTAGCTGGTTGGGGGGCAGGCGGATCAGGGAGCCGGGGAAGCTGGGTACGAGCCAAGTCGCCAAGAGAAACGTCTTGAGCTACTTGAGGACGAGCGGCTTCTTCGTTGATAGCCCGAGTAGTAGCCTCTTGGCTGATAGCCAGCCTACCAATCTCTTTGTTCAGGGTCTTGATGCGTGACCGCTCTTTGCGAGTGAGCGGGGTTTCCTTTGCGGAGATCGTATCTCGCTCTTGAGTAAGAGCTTCGATCTGAGAAGCTTGGTCTTGCTGTCTAGCTTGGAGACGAGACATCTCAGTGAGAGGGGTTGCTTCTCCACGCGGAGTGTCCAGACCAAGCGCAGCTTGGGGTGCTTGCCCCGGGAGCACGGACACCGGGCCACGGGGCTGACCAAGGTTAGCCTCAGTCGGCTGAAGAATGGTTGAATTCTCTCCACGCGGGGTGGTAAGGTCAACACCTTCAGCACGAGGAAGGAACGGAGAAGCCGGTCCAGCAAGTTCTTCTTGGATACGGCTCGCATCCAGTAGAGTAGAACTCGGGCCTTGAGGGGCACCAAGATCAGGCGCTTGAAGGAACGACAGACCGCCACGACCTTCTAGGGTAGAGACAGGTCCCCTCGGAACGAGGAGGTTGTCTCGGACTGACTGGGGCATAGCTGCATCTACAGCCGCTTGAGCCTGAGCTTCAGCTGCCTTCTGGGCAGCGATACCTTCAGCCGTGGCACGATCCCTAGCGGCGATCTCGGCAAGGAGACGTTCTTCAGCTTGCTTTGCTTCGGCCAGACGTTGTTGTTCCACGCGCTGCGCGCGGGTGAGTCCTGCCCTTTCGGTAGCAACACCAACGGTGTTGATAGGGCCACCCAAGACTGTGCCTGCCGTGGTAGCAAGACCGACGTTGTAGAGCGCATCTTCGGGTGTTTGCGGAGCAAGGGCAGGAGCAAGTTCGCGCTGTGCAACCTGCGAGGTAATCTCCGTAACACCTTCGGTAAGACCCTCGCGAGCAGTACGCGAAGCTACCGCACCGGCAGCTTGCTTCAGCCCAGTCCCGGCCAGACCACCAGCCCCTCCGGGGATCATTGACTCAACGCCGAACTCGATACTCGCCATTGACATGGCGTACTTCTGAGCATCGGCCTCAGAGGCATCAGGGTACTTGGCCCTGTACTCAGCGTAAGAATCAGCGTATGCTTGGGTGGCCGGAAGAATAGCCAACGTCCGCTGGGCGATCATCGCAGCAGCAGGGCTACGGGTAACACCGCCAACAATAGCAGCACCAGCAAGCGGAGCCACACTTGTCAAAGAACCGCCCACACCAGCAGCAACATCAGCAGCAAACTCACTGCCACCTTCGGCGACGTACGCTTGCTTCAGCTTCTCAATTTCCTCCGCGTTCCTCTTGCGGATAGCTAGTGTTTCTTCGAGGTTTGCTTGGCCTGCCTGCTGAAGTTGCTCAGGGGCTTTCTCGGGGGTGAACATACCGACCAAGGTACTGAAGGGATTGCTCACACCTTGGATAGTGCGAGTCAACCCTTCAACAGTACCGGGATCAGTACGGATCATTCCTTGGGCAGTGTCACGAGCCTCTCCGAGGTAAGCACCAGCGCCAAGCTGGGTAGCACCAGTAACACCAGAGGGGGCAGCTTCAACCGTGCCAGAAAGACCACGACGGCCAATGTCAGTCAGACCCACTTGTTCCGAAGCTGCAATGTCAGCGCGCTCCTTCGCCTGATTAGCGAAGTACCGTTCTCGGTTACGAGTGATGTCCTCTTGAGCCATCGGCTCCAGCTTGAAGCCTTGCTGGGCATTGAAGGCCGGTGCTTGTAGTGCGGCTTGAGTACGAGCTTGAGTCAGCAAACCCTCAAGCTCCGCGACTGCCTCTAGGTCTTGGGCAGCACGAGCACGTTGGATAGCTTGTTGGATGCGGTCAATCTCGTTCACATATACTCCATTAGAAGTTTAGATAAGACTTAGCTCGGTCGGTTGCGTTATCAAGCAGGCTCAGCCCCCTTGCCAGACCTTGAGCGGACTCCACTGCACCGGGGAAGGCAATCTGCGCAAGCTCAGTACCGTACTTGGCAACGGCTTGCTGATACGCCTCGTAGGGGTTAGCTGCCTTCTTGAACTCGCTGCGGATGTTGTTGATCTGCGAGGCAGAGACACCGCTTGTGGGGGTGGTCTTGCCCATCTGAGTAACCCGCGCCTGAGACTCAGCAATCATTTGCTGACGCCACGGATCACTCCTCTCGCGTTCGGCCGCTGCTGCATCACGTGCTTGCTGTTGCTTGTACTCTTTGTCACTGAGTCCCATGCGGAACTGCTGTTCTTCTTTACGAGCCTGAGCATCTAGCGCAGCGCGCTTGTTGAGCATCTTTTCTTCGTATTCTCGCCGGCTCCGCTCTTGCGAGTCTGCTGCCTTTCGTGCAATCTGGTCACGTTTATCTTGGTACTTCCGCTGCTCCCGCTCTTCG